CCGCTTTCCGCGCAAATTGAGTTAAGCTAGGGGGGTGCCCTTTCCGAAAAAAGGGGAAACCGTCAAAGGGAAAAAAGATGACCAATCGTTTGCCACCAGAGTTGCACCTAGTACACGGCACAAAAGCCGCGCACAAGGCCGCGCCACTGCCTGAGAAGGTGCGTATGCGCGTACCGAAGGCTGATTGGCTAGATAACCCGGATGCATGGGACAGGGACAAGTTCATTTCCGAAACCAGCGATTTTCTCTGGGAAACCTACGGCATCGGGAGCGATCAGGATAAACACATCTTGGCCGCGTTGGCTTCACAAATCGACATTTACGTTAAGTGTTGGAAGGGTGTCCAAAAAGGCGGGGTCATCACGCAGTTCAACAACGGCGCGACCATCGGCCCCAATCCCTTTCTGACGGCCGGTGACAAAGCTTTGACGCGGGCGGTTGTGCTAATGAACGAGCTAGGGCTAACCCCTAGAGGCAGGCTTGCCACGAACAAACAAGAAGGCGGCAAATACGCCAAGCTGTTGCAAGGCCCATGAATTACGAAGACGGCATCCTTTACGCGGTACAGGTAGCAAAAGGTGAGATAGCGGTTTGCCGCAACGTGCGGCTGGCTTGTCAGAGGTTCCTAAACCAGTTGGAAGACCGCGCATGGGGCTGGGAGTTCCATGTTAAGTACGTAGAGCATTTCCTTGAGTTCTGCGGCACGTTAAGCCACACCAAAGGCCCGCAAGCCGGGGAGACGCTGCGCCTAGAGCCATTCCAAATCTTTTTGGCCTGCGCCATCTACGGGTTCAGGGCAAAAAAAGACCCGAAAAAGCGCATGGTGACAGACGTCATCGTGTTCATCCCACGCAAGGCGGGCAAGTCCACCCTGATCGCTGCTATCGGGCTGTATGAGTTGGCGTTTGGCGAATCCGGCGCAGAGGTCTACACGCTGGCGACAAACCGGGATCAGGCATCAATCGTGTTCACGGCCGCTGCTGGTTTCGTGGACGTAATGCCGCCTGACGTTGCGCGTCTGTACAACCCTTCACGCCACCGCATCACGAAGCTAGGTGACCCGCAAAGCCGGTTTGAGGCGCTAAGCCGGGACACGAAAAAGACTGGTGACGGCAAAAACCCGTCCTGCGCGATCATTGACGAAGCAGCGCAGATTGTTGACCGCAACAGCATCGAGGTGTTGCATTCCGGTATGGTTGCGCGGCAAAACCCGCTACGCATCTACATCACAACAGCCAGCTTCACAAAGGAAACCAAGTTCTACGAGGACATGCAAATGTTTGAGGCGATGCTGACCGGCGAAGCTGAAGACAACCCTCGCTGGTTTGGCTTGCTGTACGGGTTAGACCCCGGAGACGATTGGCGCGACCGTACAACGTGGGCTAAGGCAAACCCCATGCACGGCATCAGCGTCTATGACGAAGCCATCGAGCAGCGGGCCGAAGAAGCAAAGCACAAGCCTGCCGCCTTGAACGAGTTCCTGTGCAAGACGCTAAACGTGTACGTGAGCGCGAATTCAGCGTGGGTTGACCGGGCCTATTGGGATGACCCGCAGTGCAGCAACGCCACGAACCTTGGCCGGGAGCCAGATTCTGTTTACATCGGGTTCGACCTAGCGGCTGTGCGCGACCTTAACGCGGTCTGCACCTTGAAACGCTACTCAGAGGACAACTACGATGCTGAGTGGAAGTTTTTCATGCCTGAGCAGGGCTATGATCTGATCCCGAAGCACTATGCCGATATTTTCCGCGTGGCGCGTCAAGCGGGCATTTTGCACGTTACGCAGGGCAACGTCATGGATGACCGGGAAATCAGCGAGTACATCATCCAGCAGTCCACCCGCTACAGCGTCAAGGAAATCGGCTATGACGCGTACAACGCGGCCAGCCTAGTGGCGCGGCTGCATGACGCGGGACTGCCGGTGAAAAAGGTTGGGCAGGGCATGGCGGTGTTAAGCAACCCGTCGAAGCACGTTGAAAAGCTCATCATGCAACACGCGATCAAGCATGACGGCAACCCGTTTGTCGGATGGCAGCTAGGAAACTGCGAAGTCTATGAGGACGTCAATGGAAACGTAAAAGTTCGTAAGAATGAGGCTGACAAAAGCGCGAAAGTCGATGGTATTATTGCCCTAATCATTGCGATGCATTGCAGTTTAGACAACCCCGCGATGAGTGGTTTTGGGTTCCGCACCTTGTGAGGGCACTATGAAAATCCCCGGCATTCCAGACATTTTTCAGCGCAAGTCAGCAAAAGCTGACGAATCCAACACGCTGTACGGGCAAACTGCGCTTGGCAACAACATCGTTTATCAGGGCGACAACAAGCGCCCAACGGTAAACACGCAGATTTTGTACGTCACGACCAGCAGCGCGACAGACGCTGGCAGGCCGGTAGATACATCGCTGCTATCGCGCAACAGCACGGTTATGTCTTGCGTGTCTGTTAAGGCGCGGGCAATTTCGCAGTTGCCTATCTGCATCAAGGCGCGGGCTGACGATGGAACCTACGTGGATGCGCTTACCTCAAACAAGGTGGGGCCGCGTGACAAGGCAAAGGCCAAATCGGTTTGCAATCTGCTGGAAAACCCTAACAACTTCCAGAGCCAGTACGAATTCTGGTTCCAGTGGATGATGTGGCATGAGATGCTTGGCGAGGCTTTCACCCTCTGGTGGAGGAAAGACCAAGACAACGCAAGTCAAACCCCGTTGGAGATGTACATTTTAGACAGCACGTTGATTGCTGTGACGATTACGCCAGCCCGGTATCCCAGCTACCGTCTGTCTACGCCTAGCTACGGGTTCAGCAAAGATGAGCCGCTGGCAGCGCATCAGGTCATGCACGTTAAAGATCAGGCTTGGCAAGGTTCAGCCGGTTTCAACAAGGGCATCCTAGCGGCAGAGTTGGTTGGGCTAGATCAGGACATTGACCTGTACGCCAACTACGTCATGCTGAACGGCGCAAAGCCAAGCGGGTTGTTCATCACCGAGCAAGTCATCCCGGACAGTAAATACAAAGAGATTGCTGCGCGGCTGAAGGAAGCTTGGTCTAGTATGGTCGGCAGTCAGAAAACCGACAAAAGCAAACCCGGCCAGAGCATGCTGTTGGATCAGGGCATGAAATACGAGGGAATTAAGCCCCTGACCCTGCAAGACACCGACCTAGCAAACCTGAAGCTTCAAACGATGAAGCGAATCTGCGCGGTGTATGGTGTACCGCCCGCGATGGTTGGGGTTGGCGAATCGAAGTTCAACAACACGCAAACCATGCTGGATGAGTTCTACAAATCCACGATGTACCCCGTGATTGTTAACGTCCAGCAGAAGCTTAAACAGCAGCTATTCAACGGCTACCCAAACCTGTATGTGGAATTCGACACCAAAAATTTCCTGAAAGGTGCGCCACTAGACCAGATGAATTTCGCGCAATCGGGCGTGACGAATGGGATTATGTCGGTCAATGAGGCCCGCGAATATCTCGGTTTCGCAAAGATGGACGGTGAAGACGGTCTGAAAAAGGAAGCAAAACCGGCAGAACCGATTCCGGGTAGCAGCCCACAGGACACGGGCGGCGGCGGTGGTAACCAGACGCGGAAAATGAACATTGGAAAATAAAGTTGTCCATTATTTTTCGTTTAGTGGTAGCATCATTGGCAACGTATAAGGCCAATGAGCCACCGCCACCTAAGCGCGGGAGGCCACCTAAAACAATACACGACATTGATACAACCAAAGTCGTTGAGGTTATACATGACAAAGCAAATGCTGATCCTGTGCGAAGCCAAGCTAGCAACCGAGGCCGCGCAAAGCGGAAAAGCACCGACCGGCAAAATTGAGGCCCGCGTCACAACTTGGGGGCCGCGTGAAGGCGCAGACGGCCGCAAGTTTTTCTACAAGCCAGAAGGCTTTATGGATTGGGCAAAGGAATTTGCCAGTTCCGGCCGACCGCTGCCGATGTTCGTGAACCATTCGGCCGACGCAATCCCGGTTGGCGAGTGGACTGAATTTATGTTCGACGACGAAGGCATGACCGCTACCGGCCGTCTGTACATGAACACATCGCAAGGCGAAGACCTGTACAACGTCATGATGGAAAGCCCCGCGATGTTCGGCGGCGTGTCTGTTGGCGCATACGCCGAAGAATTCCAGTGGGTCAAAGAAGATGGCGAAGTGTTCCCGGCCGGTTCCGGTGAGTACTGGGATGAGGGCTATTTCCAGATCACCAAGGGCGGGCTGCGCGAGGTGTCGGTGGTGATGTACCCCAACAACCCGGCCGCTGAAGTGCAGAAGCTGGAATTTTTCCGGCCCGATGGCACGGCTGATTTGAAGGTTTTGGAAAAGGCTTTGCGTGAAGCAGGGCTGTCCAGAAAAGATGCGGTCACATCCGCATCTGTATTCAAGAAGGTATTGGAGCAGCGCGACACTGCCCCGGCAACCCTTGAAAATGCGCCGACTCAGGGCGATCCTGATGCGGGAGTGACCGAGGCCCAACAGTTGCTGGCTGCGCTTGAGCAGCGCGAGTTGTTGGAAGCAATCTCTAAATTTGCAAAGGTGTAATCATGGAAAAAGTCATCGAAAAACTGGACGCGATTCAGGCGTCTAACGAAGCAAAAATTGCCGAAGTAGTGGCAGCAGCCGAGGCCAAAGTTGAGGCCGCTAAGGCTGAGATGGTTGAGAAGGTTGTTGCGCTGGAGGCCAAAATCTCTACGCTGCAAGCCCCCGCCATCATCGAGCGCACAAGCCCCAGTGTTCGCAAGGATGTGAACAAGTCGGTTCGTGAGCAACTGAAACAAGTGATTTCCGGCAAGTCGCAATTTGAAAAAGAATTGAAGATTTTTGCCGATGAGTCGCAGATGCAAGCCTATCTGTCGGAAGCTTCTGCGCTGACAGGCGGCGGTAACAATCAGGGTGGACGCACCGCGTATGACCCCGTGTTCCGCGCATTGCGTCTTGCCAACCCGCTGCGCGGTATGTCTCGCACCGTTGCAACTGATGGTTCTAGCTATCAGTTTAGGGTCAAGACAGGCAACGCAGGTGCACAGTGGGGATATGCGATTCAGAACAACGGAGCGGCTACCACTGAGGACACAAGCATCTGGCAACTGGTGCTGAAGGATATCAACGTGCAGTTCCCGATCCGCACTGCGGCTTTGGACGACATTGATGGCCTTGAGGCAAACGTGGTTGACGACATGCTGGCCGAATTTGCACAGTCTGAGGCGCTTTCGATGATCGCCAATAATGACCAGAGCGGAACCGGCACATCGGTTGCAACTGGTGGCGCAGATGGCTTGCGCGGTCTAGATCAGTACCCCGGCGCTAATGCTGTGTATGCTGGCGGCACGTTCAGCACATCTGGCTTTGGCACAAGCGGCACTGGCTCTACCAGCGGTTTGCACAACGTGTCAACCTATGACCAGTTGACTACCAACGCAAACACGGTCGGCGCGAACAACATCACTTACAACGATGTTATCAACCTGATCTACGCGCTGCCACAGCAGTACTGGACTGAATCGGCCCGATTCCTCATCAGCCCGATCCTGCTGAACGCTATCCGCAATCTGAAGGACAACAACGGTGCGCCGATCTACAACCGTACTGAAGGTCTGTCGGTTGAGGGTATCGTTGGGCAGTTGCTGGGCTTTGATGTGGTGGTCAACAAGTACCTCGACACCCCCTCGCAAACCACCACCGGCACGGCTGGCACAACTAGCCTGTATCCGATGTACTTTGCGGATTGGAGCCGGTTCCACACCATCATTGACCGTCTGAACATGGTCATGCGGAGATACGATCAAACACTCCCAGGATTTATCACATTCTATGGGGAAAAGCGTTTGGCAACATCTGTGCGCGACCCGTTCGCTGGTGTGCGTTATCGCTCCACCGCGACTGCGACCTAATTGCAGGAAGCCATTGGCGGGGGATTCGTCCCCTGCCTTTTTTCCTAACAAGCAACTGGACAAATCATGACCATCACCGAAAAAATCCTGAACGGTATCAAACAGGCAATTCAAGAAGGCAAAGAGTGCAACATTGATTTGCGCGAAGCATCTGCCATCACCGGGTCAGGTTCGGGTGTTGGTGGTAACGTAGTTTTTGACGATGCGTTTGCTGCGCTGCGCTATGCCAATCCTTTGCGGATGGCATCGCGTGAGGTGATTGTGAGCGGATCAGATATGCAGTTTGTTGCCAAGACAGGTAACGCTGCGAACAGCACGAATCCTTGGGGCTACACGTTTACGCCTAACAGCGGTTCGCCCAACGTCAACACATCCATTTGGCAGTTGCCGGTTCGGGTGCTAGTGGCTCAGTTGCCCGTCCGTACAGCGGTGCTGAGTGACGTTAACAACCTTGACCCGACCTTGGCTGAAGACCTTGCGCTTGAGTTTGCCCAATTGGAAGGGGCATCTATGGTGCAAAACAACGATCAAAGCGGCACGACAACGACAAGCACGGGCGGCGAAAACGGTCTGCGCGGGCTGGATATGTACGCTGGCGGCGCGACAAGCGCATACGGTACAAGCGGCACGGCTATGACCAACGGCATCCACACACTGGCGCAAGTGTCGCTAGGTGGCTCAGCGGTTACCTACAACAAGGTTGTGGACATGGTTAACGCCCTGCCCCCGCAGTATTGGATGCTGCCGGGCACGATGTGGCACATGACCCCGACGATGATCCAAACGCTGCGTCAGTTGAAGGATTCGCAAGGCTTGCCGCTGTTCCTTGAGATTGGCGAAAAAGACGGATTTGCAATCGGTCATGTGTTCGGGTTCCCGGTGATTGCCAACCCCTACATGACTTCCGCTTTCCCGATGTATCTGGCTAACTGGCCGCGATTCCTGACCATCGGCGACACCGAGCAAATGACGATCAAAGCGTTTGAGCAAACACAACCCGGCTTCATTACGATGTTCGCTGAAAAGCGCGTGGTGTCGTCCGTGCGCGACCCGTTTGCCGGTGTTCGTATGTCTGCTGCCTAATAGGGTAAACCATGACAGTTGAACAGGTTGGTTATCTCAACTACGGTGCGCCGACACGCAACCCGTTCAATTACGAAAAGGTTGAGCAAATTGGGCGCGACATTGCGACCCAATGGCTTGACACTGAAAGCATTGCTCAGCAGCTAAACTTGTTTGAGGATCAGTCGCAAGACGGCTACCTAGAGTCGCTAGAGTTGGCAGTGCGGCAGGCCATTGAGGATTTTCTTGGCATGTCGATATTCCCAACGCAATATCGCGTCTGGTACAACGCATCGTCGCTGTACGGTACGCCACTGACGTTGGACTTGCCGGAAGTCTCGCAGAATCAAACCCCGGCGCTATCAGGCGTACAAATTAACGCGGTGAAGTACTGGACGCAAGCCACCCCGCCCGTGCTGGTGACCGTTGCTTCCAACCAGTACTACTACGACAACAGCGGCAACAAGGTTGTTCTGCAAAGCCTGCCCAGCAACTTGAACACCGCGATGACAAGCCCCGTCTATTGCGAATACACGCTGGCCGCAAACCCGCTTGCACAGTACCCGGTCATAAAGCAGGCCGGGCTGCTGCTGTTTGTTCACCTGTACAACAACCGCAGCAACACCACCGAGGGGACGCTGAACGAAATCCCGTTTGGCGTGTCTACGTTGCTACGGCCCTACAAACCGTTGGTGCTGTAATGACCAT